CGCAGCGCCAGCGGTGCCAGTCGGCCCGACGCCACCGCTGACGGCCACGTCGATCTGCGTCTCGCCGACGCTCGCGGTGATCTGCTGGTTCGTCACGCTGGCGCTGATGGGCGGCATCAGAGAGCCTCCACGAAGCCGGTGAGAGCGGTGCGTACCGCGAGCCCCTGCGTCCAGACGAACTTCCAGCTGTAGGTGCCGCGAGCCAGCGACGCCGTCTGCTGCGATGTCAGCGACAGGTTGACCTGTCCGTTCGCCGCCGACACTACAGATGTCGTGAGAGGGACAACCTCAAGCCCAGTCACGACGGAGACGAGCGAGCCGACAAACGAGTAGCCGGTGAGATCGATACTGAAATCGACCAAGGCTGAGAGCGTATCGCCTCGCACGAACGAAATCGGGAGGCTGCCGGGTGTCTGATCGTAGGACATGGCTAGTTCGTGGGTTCGTCGTTTGGCTGGGCTACGTTCGCAGTTTTCAGCGTTTCTTTTATTTCCCGCTGCCCGCTTGCGATTTCCCGAAGCGTTTCGTTCTGTTTTTCCTGCGTGGCGCCAATCTCAGACAGAGTCTCGCGTGTCACGTCAAGAAACTCGATGTGGCTCTCGACGACAGGCTTGACCAGCGTCTCGTGCATGGCGATGGCTGCTTCCCTGGCAAACCATATGAGCACCGCCAGCATCACTACCGGGATGCCAAAGCGGTCGGCGAACTTGAAGAGCGTGTCCAGCACGCCCTGCTTCAACTCTTCTGACGTCATAATTCCAGAACCGCAGTGGACTGGGCCGTAAATGTCGCCAAAGCGGATTTCCGCCTAGACAGTCGCCACTCGGGGCGTCTACTTCATTGTACTTGCCAGTAGATCAGCAATCGCAGCATCCACGCGGTGCAGGAGATCATTGACAGAACCGTCGTTCACGATCGTTACGTCGATTAGGTCGTCTGGGATGCCGAATTCACTGGAGTGTGTTCTTGCCTGGGCAGACACGGCCTCCAGTGCATTCGGCCTGACGACCTCGACAACCACACCCCCTCGGGCTCGGATCGCCGCTGCCTCGTTGGCAAACCTGACATCTGTGACGACGATGTCGGCGGCCTCGGACCACGAGATCCGCCGCATTAGGTGCCGAATCCAAACATCATGGCCCAGAATCTCCCGGCCAAACTCTGTGCCGAGGAGCTGAAGCAGTTCTCTGGGCGATTTACCGACCCAGTCAACTCGACCCTCCTTTACCGGGCGGTCGCGGACGCTTGTGCCAAGAAACGCCTCCACCATCCCGTAGATCGGGTCTGCCAGGGCCATTTTCTGGAAACCGTGGCTGTCGCAGAGCCTGTCTGCGGCTGTGTCTTTGCCGGCGCCGGCGGCCCCGTGAAGTCCGATCAGCATTGGAACTCTTCTCCGTCAAAAAGTATGGTTGCCCCGACTCTCCCGCCGACCCATCGCAGGCTGACGCCGGCCTCTTGAAGCATGCGGTCTGCCGAATCCAGGTTCTCAACCCATCGCTGTGGCGTCGCCTCTCGCAGGACCGCCAGGCCGACGACGGTTCTGACCCCTGCCAAGATGATCCCTCGAGCACAGTCAGTGCAGGCGAACCACGGGGCGTAAAGAACGCTGCCGGCCGTCGGCGTCCCGGCTGCCGCGGCCTTGTAGATCGCGGCCCGCTCTGCGTGCTCGATTGCGATACGCTTGTCTGCCTGTGACTTCGAGACTCTGCGGTTCGCCGCATAGATGATCTTCTTGCCGCACACTAGAATCGCACCAACCTGTGTCCACGGGTCGTGGCTGTTTCCGCGTGCGTGCCGGAGGGCTTCCCTCAGAATCTCGCTGTCGCTCATTTCAGGAATATCGGGAGCACCTTCGTCACCCGGTTGTGGTCGTGGTCAATGATCACAAGGCTCTGCGACGGAGGCTGGTACTCAGCCTTGATGCGGTCGGCGAATGCGTTGTGGCCGATGAGGCATCCGTTGGCGACGAATCTGTACGGCAGCCAAGCGAACGTGTGCCAGTGGCCGAGTATGTCGAGATCCGCCCGCTGTGCCTGGTTCCAATTGGCGATCGCCTTGTTCATCGGGATGGTGAGCCCGCCGATGCCGCCGGCAAAACGAATTGCGTGGCCGTGGTGAGCCCTGACGACGAAACCGTCCAGGTCAACCATGTTCAGGTAGCCCTTGCCGATCTGCCACGAGACTGTCTTTCGCTTCTCTGCCGCAGCCATCATCAAATAGATGTGCTGCTCAAAGTTGTGGTCGTGCTCCGTCGCCATTCGCGGCTTTCCCGTGCGACTGTGGTTGCCGCAGGCAGTGGCGACGAGAACAGGGGCGATTTCCTGCATCGCGTCGATCACTCCACCGAGCCTTTCGCCGGCCCAGCGAGACGCTGCGAGGGGGGGGAGGGAGGTGATTTCCACGAGGTCTTCGTGGATGTGTCCGGTGATGAGATCCCCAAGGCAAGCGACAACGATTCTGCGGATGCCGGTCAGGTTCTTCTCGTGCTCGATGAGCATCGACGCCTTCTCGACAAGCTGCTTTATTCGCCTGTCGGCGATGTCGAGCGAAAAAGAATTCAGGGAGCGGCAAGTGTCAGGGTCCACCGTTTCCTCGACGTGCCAGTCTGAAAGCACGAGCAGAGCGGTGGCCTCTGGCCTTCGACCTCCCGCAGGACGCTTGCGGTCGATCTTCTTTGGCGAGATGTTCGAGAGTGCCGTCAGGTTGTGGACGGCCTGCTTTTCTGCGGCAAGCTGAGAAAGTGCAGATTCATACTTCCTCTTGAGGGAAGTCAGCTCTTCGCGGAGCCTTGCGGTGGTCGCGTCTCGGGCAACGTCCAAGTGTCTCTCGAGCGAAGCCACGCCGCCACGGTGTCTCGGCTTTTTGGCACTTCCCATGCGTTCTCCTTGCAGAGTGATGCGACCGCCATGTGGAGGATGGAGAGGCTGACTCCTGTGTAGGCTCCTGCGATGTATGCCTGCTTGATCTCCAAAAGCCTGTCCTGCGCTTCCTTCGGCAGCCTCGAGAACCAGGATCTCTTGACGGACGCTCGCTCGGCGGCCTGTGAGACTTTCGCTTGAAACTCCCGCAGAAAAGCCTTCATTCGCCCTCCCTATATCCGAGCGACCAGAGAACCCTAGCGATATCCCTGGCAGATTCGGTGACGTGCTCTTCGCTGGCCGTCGGGCAGCAGACGTGGAGACACTCGTGGATGATCGTTTCAAGCTTGGGACGACCTCGCAGGCGGGAATCAACGAGGATCTTCCTCGCCCCCTGCGGGTCGTTCGGGCCAGGCAGATACGCCCAGCCGGCCGCGGCACCTCGCAGTCGCGTGAAACGCAGCAGCCATCGCAGGCCGTTGAGCGTGAAATGGTGGTCTTCCGGCGGCATACGCCTAAGTCTCGCCCAGTAGCATTGTGTGTCAAGCCGTGTTTCTGCGGGCGTTGGCGATGGCTCGACGCACAAGCAGTTTCCCGGCGGCGTCAAGGAACGGCAGGCCGCGCGCAGCGGCCTCGGCTCTCATGACGGCAATGACCTCGTCGATCCGCTCTGGCCTCGCTGCCTCGTCGCAGCCCCAGCGGTCCATCTCGGCCGCCTTCGCCCGGCAACTGCACGTCGGCGTCGGCGAGATGCCAAATTTGTGCAGCAGGCGGGAGAGCTCCGTGCCGGGGCCGCCGGCTGGCTTCGGCGGCACGGCGACAACCCGCGAGACTCTGGGGTACTTCTCGTGGTTCACGTCGATCGTCCACTCGTCGCCAATCTTCAAGACCACGCACGGCATCACCTCGTCCAGCGTGTAGCCACGCTCCAAGCAGCGAGCCTCCAGGTGTGAGCGGTGGCATGTGATCATGGCAGCAAGTTGTCGTTATTTGTTCTCATAGTTTGGCAAACCGCCTCACACGTCGCGCCCTCATACCACGATGGATTCACAAATCCAGCCACGACGCACTCGTCCAGCAGAGTTTGCGAGCAAATCGGAACGCACGTCATGTACGGGTTGCCGAGAAAAGGAAGAAAGTTGATGCTTGTGGCCTCTGGGCGGCAGCCAGAGATTTCCTCCCCTTCGGTGTCCTGCCAAGTGCCGTCGGATGACACTGGGTAGGTGGAGCCGTCCCACTGCGTTTTGCCTGCAAACGG